CCTGCTGAGGAGAGCATAAAGATAAAGAGCACCTATAAGGATAACCCATTCCTACCTGAAAGCATCAAGGCACAGATAGAGGATCTAGCTAGAACAGATGAGGCACTGTATCAGATTTATGCCCTAGGTGAGAAGGCTATCTCTAAGAGTAACATCTATAGTCAATGGACCTTCGTAGCTCATAGGCCTGCTAAGTTTGTTAAGTACGTCTATGGCTTAGACTTTGGATACAATCACCCCACAGCTCTGATGAGGGTGTACTACTGTGACAATGATATCTACATTGAGCCTGTGATATATGAAAGCTACCTGACTACCACAATGCTCATAGAGAAGCTAGCAACCCTGAACATAGAACAAACGGTAACCATCTTAGCAGATTACTCTAGACCTGAGATAATACAAGAAATGAACATAGCAGGGTATGATGTTCAGAATGCTAACAAGGTGGTAAAGAAAGGCATAGATAACCTTAAGACGTTTGGTGTATTTTGCCAGGATGATAAGGCCATAAGAAGAGAGTATGAGAATTACAAATGGAAGAAGATAGGTGACTTCATAACTGATGAGCCAGTCAAATTATTTGATGATGCAATGGATGCCATCCGTTATGCCACTACTCACATAAGGCAGGAGTATTACACTGATGACAGCTACTATGCATTCTGACATACTACATAAGATACAAGTGGTGCAAGCCTTCATATACCATAAGACAGGTAAGCAAGTGAGGATAGTATTCAATAGACCTGATAGGATGCAGCTGCACCTTCAGCTACTAGATCAAGCTTATACTGTGGCTATGGCTGAGTTCAAAAACAAATAATCTAATCTAAATAATATAGGTATGCCAACTACACAAATAGCAATAGCACAGCCACTGATGCCTGCATACAATCCTATCAAGTTTATCTATGATAGCACTAATAAAAACCTGCAAGGGTTTAAGTACATCTTTGATATCTATCAGAGTGGTACGCTTAATAAGATAGCTGAGTACAGGGTGATGCCTACCTATGGCACAGGTTACGGTGAGGTAGACTTGTCGAAGCTCTTACAGGCTCAGGTGAGCTATGACCTTAACTTGACTAACACCTCAGCATACAACGCAACTAACAGCCATTACAAGTATGATGTAAAGGTAGGAGAGGAGTACCTGACTACCACCACATGGGCTAGCGTATTAGTAAACAGTGGAGGCAATGTAAGGATAAACGTAGTCAATACATTTGTGGCAGGTGATCAGATTAACATCACACAAAACCCTCCAGGTGCCACAGCCAACCCAAACCTAGAAGGGCTCTTCACTGTGCTATCTGTAGGGGTAGGCTTCCTAGTAGTGAGCTCACCATGGGCTGCCGTAACTGCTACAGGATTAGGAGGAGCTATCACTTTTGCAGATGGTCGCAAGACAGTGACTAGAAATATTATCACAGCTATGAATAAATTTGTATTCAATGGAGCTATCAGATGGGTAGAGTGGCCTGCTTATGATTATGATGAGTATATGCTCAACAACTTTCAGGATCAATTCTTAACCAACCTACCTAACAACAATTTCTATGCTACACTATCCCAGGATCTATGGGTTAATGTTGTAGCTAATGGCTCACCTACTCCACCTGATACTATGTTCTTTGATACCTCAGATGGTGATACCTTCGAGAAGAATGTAACAGCAGCAGATCATGTGAGTGGTATCTCAATAGGCCCTAACAACTATGGTGTACTATCTGTTATCTCAGGAGCTCTACCAATGATAAAGCCTACTACTGAATGGTATAATGTAAGGTATGAACGCAATGGCTTTCCATCATCTAGGAGATACTACGTGAACTTAGATAGAAGGGTGAGAACAGTAGAGCACAGTATCTTATTCTTAGATCGTATGGGCTCATGGGGTAGCTTTGCTTTTACAGGAAGAGCATACACTACAGGTAACATAACACGTGAGCAATTCAATAAAGATATCCCAGGATACGTTGAGACTTCAGGAATAGATAGATGGCTATATAAAACTACTGAGACAGGTATGACTAACACCTATATCTCTACTGATACTACCATAGCACTTAATACTGATTGGATGAACCAAGACATGGCTCTATACTTCACTGAACTTTTGAGCTCCCCTAACACTTACATTAAGATCAGCAACTATGATGCAGATTGTGAGCTGCCTGAGAGTGAAGAGTATGTGAGCTGTACTATAGTTACCTCTACCTTTGAAGAGTTTAAGCAGCGTAATAAGAATTTGATAAAGCAGAGCATAGTAGTTAAGTTGGCTAATAACAATATAGTAAACTCTTAAGATGGTAAGGATACAATTAGCCACTGGCTACTTAGATGTTAAGGAGGGCACAGCCTTCCCTTTGAACTTCCAGGTGGGAGATATTAGAGATATATCTAAGAGACAAGGTAACTACTCTAAGACTATCACTCTTACCGGTAGCAAGAATAACAACAACCTACTCAACCACTACTATGATGTGAATATAGTGGAGGGCACGTTTAACATCAATGCTGTTACTACAGGATCAGTTATTCAGGATGGCATACCTATCATGGAGGATGTATCTATACAGCTCACCTCAGTTAAGAAGGCTCAAATGACTGATGGCTATGAGGAGCACGTGGAGTATGAGGTATTGATTAAGGATAGTAAAGCAGATTTATTTACAGCCATTGCTAATAAGGAATTAACTGATATTGACTTTTCAGACTTCAACCATACCTATGATGCTCTTAATGTAGTGTCTAGATTTAGTAACACGATAGTAGATGGCTTCAAGTATTTTCTACCTGCTAACTCAGCATACATATACAACACTCAGGAGTTTAAGCCTGCTATCTTTGCTAAGGTTTACTTTGATAGAATTTTCGCTGATGCTGGCTTCACTTATGATTGGCCTACCATTGCTTATGATAGATTTGACAAGCTGTTCATACCTTACAATGGAGGGGTAGATAACTTTGACTACAATGACTATTTAGTGAAGGCAGAAAAGACAACTCCTACCACTATCAATAGTACTAATCTTTTCCCTGGTGCTGCTAGTATAGCTACCAATACCACTAAGATTAACATAACAAACTGGACTGAGCTAGAAGATCCTCAGAATATATTTAACCCTATCACAGGTGTATACACTACTCCATTCAATATAAGTAATGCTAACTCTCAGCAGTATGACTATCAGATAACTATTAGCTATCGGCTTCAAATTGTTAATTTTACACCAGGCACAATCTATGGTGGATCTGGTACTGGTGCCACTAGTGTAGCAGTTCCTGTTTTTTATAAGCCTAGGATAGGAGTAAGTGCAGCAGGACAGAATATTATCTTTAGTAATTTATATACCAACAGTACACCCCCTGCAGGTTATAATAACGCTGGCAATGCTGTGCAGTGTCCTTTGTCTGTGCCTACAGGAACCACTACTATATTAACCTCAACTGCTCAGACTACTATACCCCTTAGCTATTTAACTTTTAATCAATTATCATTAGCAACTCTAGGGCTTCAAGTTGGCCAACATAATTTAGTAACTAATGGAGGAAGTACATCAGTACGAACATGGAGAACTTTAGGGCCAACAGGTCCACCTGTACCTTTCTTAAATTTAATATTAAGAGCTGTAATAGACTCAATACAAATAAGCATTGTACCTAACAGTACAGTGTATACTATTGGTGGCACTATAGATGTAAATGATTACGTTCCTAAGAAGATTAAGCAGAGTGACTTCATTAAGGGCATCTTTAATATGTACAACCTATATGCTCAGGTAGATAGCGTACAACCAAACAAACTACTACTGCAGAATAGAGATGACTTCTATGATAGTGGTGTGGAGGTAGATTGGACTGAGAAGTTAGCTAAAGACCAAGAGCAAGAGTTATCTTTTTTACCTGAGCTAACAGCTAAGAAATTAATACTAACCTATGCTGAAGATAAGGATGCACCCAATGTAACCTACACAAATGCCACTAGTGATATCTATGGCCAAGCTGAAGTAATTTTTGACAATGAGTATGTTAAAGAGGTAGAAACTAAGCCTATACTTTTTAGCCCTACTCCTGTGATTAAGACCTTATTCGGAGCATTCGTTCCTATGATAGCAGGTGCAGCACCTGA